AAGTAAAACAAATGCGTCATGCGGAGGTTGTATATGTATAAATTCTGTTGTTTCTCATTGTTTGAAGTTGTAGCAATGTCAAAAGAAGATTGGGAAGTTAAAATCTTAGTGGTTAACTCTACAGCTTTGTTTGGCTTTGGCAAGGATTGTGGCTATACAGTGTGTGATTTGCTATGGAAGCGTTATGACTGGTTGGGATGATTGTGAATGGTCTCGCAGTAGGTATTTTAGCTTTATCAGGAGTGGTTTACGGAGGCTTTGGTCAAAATACCCTGTTAAATATAAAGTGTTGAATGAAGCTAGACGTAAATATAAAGGTGATGACAAGCGTACCAAATGGGAATACCAATGCGCACACTGTTCTAACTGGTTTAAAGCTAAAGAAGTTCAGGTAGATCATATAGAACCTGCTGGTAGTTTGAAAGACTATAGCGACCTACCTAAATTTGTATCGACATTATTCTGTGGAAAAGAAAACTTACAAGTATTGTGTAGCAAAGGCGATAATAATTGTCACTCTATAAAAACTAAGCGAGAACGCGAGGAAAGGAAAATGAAATGACTGACGAATTTTATTGTTGTGGATGTGGGGCTGAAAGCCCTAAGTATAAAGTGGTGGAGTATGTTAGACAATGCCAAGAATGTAAGGATGGGTATGTTTTGAGTGTTGCTGAAATGATTGATGTGATTAAAGACCTACAACTAAAAGGATTGTTAGATAATAAATTCATCTCTGACAGAACAGATGAAGAATACGCAGAAGCAGAATTGTATTTAGATGAAGATGAAGCCCTTATTAGCTTGGCAGAACGAGATGCTTATAGGGATTGGCTTACAGATTTGTATGAGGATTATCAATGAAAATTGTTGTAGTGCCAGACACACAGGTAAAGCCGGGTGTACCAATAAACCATTTATTATGGGCTGGCAAATATATTGCCGAAAAGAAACCTGATATAATCATCCACATTGGGGATCATTGGGATATGCCCAGTCTTAGTAGTTATGATGTTGGTAAAAAATCATTTGAAGGACGAAGATATAAAGATGATGTAGATGCTGGCAATCTAGCTATGGATTTATTCTTACAACCAATCAAAAAAGAAATTAGGCGAATACAAAAGAATAAAAAGAAAACATGGAAGCCACGGTTCATTTACACAACGGGTAACCATGAGCAGAGAATAGAACGTGCTGTTGAAAATGATGCTATTCTTGAAGATGTTATCAGTTATGACGACCTCAATCTGTCTGATTGGGAAGTAGTGCCATTCCTACAGCCTGTTGTTATTAATGGTGTGGCATTTGCTCATTATTTTACGTCAGGTGTTATGGGGCGACCTGTATCATCTGCCGGAGCATTGTTATCAAAGAAGATGATGAGCAGCGTGATGGGACACGTGCAAGACCGTGATATAGCTTATGGGAAACGTGCTGATGGTCAATTATTGACAGGATTGTTTGCTGGTATATTCTACCAACATGATGAGGACTATTTAGGTAAGCAAGGGAATAATAGTTGGCGTGGTATTTGGATGTTGAATGAAGTTGAGGACGGTGGTTTTGATGAGTTGCCTGTTAGTATGAATTATTTGAGAAATAAATACGACAGTAATTAAATACCCTATTTGGGATATTTAACAAATATAGCTAATAAAGGATAAATATGAATAAAAGTATTGACGATATTACACCAGAAGAGTGGGACAAGATGTGTCAAGATGCTATTTTGAATGAGTCAATGAAACCACCAGAGAATAACAATACATACGAGCCTATAGCAGACCCCAATGTATCATCTGTTATTTATAAGATGAAGAAACGTGCGCATGAAGGTATGATGAAATATGGGGTTACGACAGAAGACAATCCATTAGAATTAAAGCAATGGCTACAACATGCGCAGGAAGAAGCTATGGATTTTAGTATTTATCTGGAACGTATTATGCAGGAGATTGATAAGTGAGTAAGATATTAGAACGACAAAAAGCCTACGTTATTGATTACCCTGTAGCTACAGAGTTTGCAGAAAAACAAGAAGAAATCTTCTGGACTTCTACAGAAATTGAAATGGAAAAAGATTTACAGGACTTACATAACAGCTTGACAGAAGCAGAGCTGCATGGTGTTATCACTGTACTAAAGCTGTTCACTCTGTACGAGCTAGAGGTTGGGGAAAACTACTGGGGTGGGTATATTACGAATAAGTTCCCACGGCCTGAGATTCAACGCATGGCTTCATTATACGCCATGATGGAATTAAATGTTCATGCACCATTCTATAATAAAATTAATGAAGTGTTAAACTTAGATACAGAAGAGTTTTATAACAGTTATGCTAAAGACCCCACCCTTAACAATCGTATGAAGTGGATTGAGAGGCAGTTTGAAAAAGATGACCCGTTGTTAATCACAGCTATTGGTAGTATTACAGAGGGGGCTATTTTATATTCAAATTTTGCTTTCCTGAAACACTTCCAGGCAGAGGGTAAGAATAAGCTAACAAACATGACTGCGGGGATTAACTTTTCTGTTCGTGATGAGAATCTGCACAGTTTGGCTGGTGCTTGGCTTCATAAAACATTAAAAGATGAAATATATAACGAGCTTGATGAAGATAGTTTTAATGAAATGTATGGGCGAATAGAAGATAAGATTACAGATGTGTGTGACCAAATACTAGACCACGAATCTCGTATTATTGATATGATATTTGAGAAGGGTGATATTAAAGGTATTACAGAACATCAGATGAAGCAATTTATTAAGAGTCGGCTTAATCTTTGTCTCCACCAACTTGGCATGGAGCCAGCGTATGAAGTGGAATATGACCCGATTAGTAAATGGTTTTATAAAAATATTAATTCGGGGCAACTACAAGACTTTTTTCATAAACAAGGCAACAACTATACACGAGATTGGACGGAGACAGCTTTCACATGGTAAAAACAATATACGAAGAACTATCAGAAGAACGAAAACAACTACAAGAAATTGGCAAACTACCTATGTGGATGACTACAGGCGGGTGGCAAATATTAAAGGAGAAGTACACTACAGAAGAGGAGCCTGATTTATATTCTATTTACAAACGTGTAGCTAATTGTGCAGCAAGACACATGGGCAAAGACAAGGCGTATTACGAAAGAGCTTTCTTTCATATTATGTGGGAGGGCTGGCTTGCTTTGTCAACGCCTGTATTAGCTAATATGGGAACAGATAGAGGGTGTCCTGTTAGCTGTTCAGGTAATTTTGTAGAGGATAGTGTGTATGACTTTTATGAATCACAGAAGGAAACTGCTGTACTTACAAAAAATGGGTTTGGAACTAGCTCATATCTTGGCGCAATTAGAGGAAGAGGACAACCCATCAGTTCAGGTGGTTATGCATCAGGGGTATTGCCAGTCCTTAGAGACTATGTCCAACTATCTAGAGACGTATCTCAAGGAAATCAAAGACGCGGAGCGTGGGCTGGATATATAGAGATTGACCATCTTGATTTTTGGGAAATTGCCAATCATATCCAAAATCATCCAGATGACTGTAATGTAGGGTGGTTAGTTACAAATAAATTTATTGACAGTTTGGAAGCTGGTAATAAAGATAGTATTGAACGCTATCAACGTGCAATGAAAGTTAAGATGGTGACGGGCAAGGGGTATTTTGTATTTATTGATAAGATGAATGAACAAAACCCACCAATGTATAAAGAACATGGTTTGTCTGTTAAAGCATCAAATCTCTGTACCGAGATAACCCTTCATTCTGATGACTTCCACACATTCACTTGTGTATTGTCATCTATGAATTTGGCTAAGTATGACGAATGGAGAGATACAGATGCCGTACAAGTGGCTACAATCTTTCTTGATTGTGTAGCAGAAGAGTTTATTAAGATTGGACGGGGTATTAAAGGGCTGGAGAAGGCTGTTAGGTTTACAGAGAAAGGCAGGGCATTAGGACTTGGTACATTAGGGTTTCATACATATTTACAAGATAATATGATTGCCCTAGACAGTATGGAAGCCTACCAAACCAATCAGCAAATCTTTAAGAGTATTAAAAGTGAAGCAACAAAAGCATCTAAGTATTTGGCAAGTGTTAAAGGTGAGCCTAAATGGTGCAAAGGATTTGGTGTGCGTAACACTCATCTTATTGCTGTTGCCCCTAATAGTAGTTCTGCTCTTATCTGTGGGGGTGTTAGTCAAGGGATTGAACCTGTATACAAAAACGTGTTTGTGCAAGGCAGTCCAGCAGGGGAAATAAATCGTATAAACCCCTCTCTTGTTAAACTAACTAAAGAAAAAGGAATATATTCTGAAAAGTTAATTAATAATATTATCAAAGAGAACGGTAGTATACAAGATATGGAAGAGTTTACAGATGAAGAAAAGTCTGTATTTAAAACAGCATTTGAATGGAATCAAGATGTTCTTATTCGTATGGCTAGTGCAAGACAGCGGTTTATCTGTCAAGCACAAAGCCTAAATTTATTCTACCCATCAGAAGTGCCAGAAGAAGAGATTAGTAGAGTGCATAAACTGGCGTTTAAAGACAAGTGGGTTAAGAGTTTGTATTATCTGCGCAGTGAGGCTGGTGTGCGTGGTAGTGATGGCGAATGTGTTGCTTGTCAGGGATAATTATGTGGACTAAACCAGAATATTGTGATTATCGACTGGGTTTCGAGTGCACCTGTTATATCAATAATCGTTAACCAATAAAGCAAAAAGAAAGCCCCTAACTTAATTGCTAGGGGCTTTTTACTATCTATTATTTATTTTTCTTTTTAGGTGGTCTTCCACGCTTCTTACCGTATGTACCTTTACCCATTGGCATAATAATTCTCCTCATTTAGATTTTTGCGTATGAACCTAATGCTTCCTCAACTTCATAGCCGACTTCGGCGTTGATACGGGCAGCAACTGCTTGTTCGCCTTCCGAGGCAAAATCCCTATCCCATGTTGCCAGCTTTTTCTTATAGACTGAATGCCACAGTGGTGGAACCAGAGCCAACGTGAACTCAGTAAAGTAGCCCCAACCCGGATTAGGAGAGCCCACTTCATCCAACTCCCAAAAGTGTGTTTCACCACGGTCATGATGATCGCCTTGACGGCCAATCTCGATGAAGAACCAGCTGGTGAACATACTGTCGTTGTCCCATGAATGACGATAGTCAATGGGCTGGCCTTTCTCGCGGATAAGACCGTAGTGTTCCATGTAGTTCAGGGCTTCCAGCTCGAAGTTAGCCACTGTCCAGATGAGGAACATACAAGCCACACCAATGGGTCCACCGGCCCATGCAAAGAGAACGAAGGTTGGCAGGCTCATGAGATAACCACGAATCCAGCGATTTCCCAGGGAAAGAAATGGCTTACCCAGTTTTTTCAGACGCGCCTGTTCCATTTTGTAGAGGAACTTTGACTGGCCCATGTGAGATAACCAGAAATGCTTATAGATATTTCTTCCACGAGGTGATGTCGCTGGGTCGTCTGAGTGTCCCAGTTCCAGATGATGGTTGTATACATGGGCATAACAAAAGTGTGCCGCCCCGCTTAATGCCATCAGCATTCTGGAGATAACGAAGCTGAAGCCTTTGGTATGTGACAGTTCGTGGCCATAGATAATACCAATACCCGCAAAGATACCTGTAGACAACGTAGCGCCGATAAGCTCAACACCAGAGATACCCATCTGAATTGGAATCCCCATGAACATGCCCGGCTCAATAGGCACGCCGGTTGCGTATTGATACACACGCCAGGCCACTACAACCTGCAACAACACAAAGATCGGCAACATCAGATACATAACGCCATTCTGCAATGCCGGAATGCCATTTGTTTCACCGTTCTCATCAAAGCCTGCGCCTTTGGTATGCATTGGCATGCTTAGCGTATCGAGAAGGATACCCACACCGAACAGCACAACACCGGCCCAAACATAGGCTCCACCCATAAGGACACCAAACAAACTCACTAATATGAGTGCTGGTGCTAAAAAGTATCGAATATTAATCAAGAATTTTTTCATAATCAC